AATGCTCTTGTCGAGCTGCGGAACCGTCCCAGCAGACCCAAATCTGAAGCCACCAACGCTTCAACGTGTGGAACTGGGGCAACCCTTTATGCCGAGGATGGAAGCTTTCTTATCGGGGAAGCTGCCCGAGCAGACAAGCTCAGATCAGCCCTCCAAGCCTGTTACGAACAATACGACTCATTAATGAAGTGAAATGCCTAAAGATAAACTTGCTGCCGTTGTCACTTTAATTGCGTCATTTACTTTATGCCTGACTGTTTTATCAATGGTTACGGTTTTTATGTTTGGATTTTTCAATCCTGAAGTTGACAACAATAAACTTTTTGAAATAGTCGGACCCGCATTTCAAACCATTATTGGCGGGTTCATTGGATTAATTACTGGAATAAAAATAGGATCTAACAATGACTCCGAGTAAAAAGTGCTATGACTTAATCAAAGAATTTGAAGGATGCAAGCTTGAGGCTTATCCTGATCCCGGCACTGGAGCCGAGCCGATTACTATTGGAGTAGGACATACTGGCGGTATTAAGCTGGGAATGACCATTACTCAAGAGCAAGCCGATGAGTACCTTGTAAGTGACGTAGCCCATGCTGCAAGCTCCGTAAATCAAATGGTAAGCGTAGATATGACTCAGGGCGAATTCGATGCCCTATGCTCGTTTGCGTTTAATCTAGGGGTAGGAAATTTGAAAAGCTCCACTCTTTTAAAGAAGCTAAATGCTGGCGATAAGCAAGGCGCAGCAGATCAATTTTTGGTATGGAATAAAGCTGCAGGTCATGTAATGGCTGGACTTACAAGAAGGCGTGAAGCTGAAAGAGCTTTGTTTTTATCTGAATCAGCATGACAAAACATTTTCCCGGTCTCGATATGGACGCTATCTACGACAGGCTTGAAGAAAAAAAGCTTCGGTATCCAAAGCACCATAAGACAACTGGATACTGTTTATCCTGCAATGCCCCCCTTCAGGATCGGGCATTTTGTGATAATTGGTGTCGAGAAGACTACGAGTTTGAAAGTGAAATGCGAAAAAAAATCGTTGGCAGATCTAAGCGTTAACGAAACCCGCTTAATCGGAACGGTGTAAAAGCGAACGTAGCTTGGTACGCAAGAGGCTTAGGCATGACATTATCATCGACCAAAGCCCTAATATTCCAACCGAGATTAACCATAATGCAGCGACTGAAACCAATAGGAACAATAGCGACAAATTGAAATAGTCCATTAGCGTTAACGAGTACCCAACCTGAAATCGCATTGTCGTTGTCCTTTATCAGGTTATTCCCTTTAAACGAAGCAAAATAGGGGTTATTCAAATAACGCAATCCGCAGCTATATGCCGGATTTCTCCATAGCCATTTTACCTTGCTCCAATAGCTTCTACCATTAATTGATTGGAAGGTCGAATCCCCATCAAGGCTATTGTCCGGGGTCATAAACCAATTTAACCAAGTTGGAAGGCGTGGACCACGACCCCAAATCGAACCATTGTCCAGCCATCCGTCTCGTTACTCTGCAAGCAAAGGCAGCACTGGCGCAAGAACGTAGGCAGCAATCGTAGTCAAAAAATTGATTAAAGCCATAAACGGATACAGAAAATAGATCACCTTGGCTCCTCTACTAAAGGCATAACACTAGCACCACTTTCCACAATTACTACTGGCTCATGTCGCAGCCAGCCATAAAACGGAATAGGGGTTTCCTCAATGGAATCCATAGCCTGAGCCTGAATTCTGTCCTCAGTAGTAAAAGTAGTCATTTTTCAAACCAAATTTTTAGTGCAATATAAAGAATAAAAGCCCAAGCTAGTATCCCGCTAAGAAGAAAAAAAAGAAATAGGATTTCACTCATTTTCTTTTCCTTGCCGCAATTTCTTTTTGTAGGATGTACCAAAATTCAGATTTAATTATCTTCATGCCCATCCACCCAGTCTAATTGCCAGTCGTATTGCAGCAATTAAAACGACTGACGCAATTACCATAGTGGTCAATGCGACCTTCTCAGCCCAATTCATATCCACCCCAATACGGCTCCCAGTGGGAACATGAATATGCCAACAACACGAAGTATCACAAGCCCGGTCACTAAATCGGCATGAGCGATCTCAATAATGTTGCAGATCCACCCAATCCCCCCCAAGATAACCAAGCCCAACCAAAAAATCCCACCCCAATCAGAATCCTTCATTTTGTCTCCATATCTGCTAATAGCTGCTGAACGCACAAATCGAGCTCTATGAGCTTGTTGTAGAGATTGTCATATCCATACATAGCCGGATTGGAATTAAGCTTCTCAGCGTCTTTTAACAGGTCTTTGGCAAGGATTATTCCTTGGGAAATATCTTTTCTCATTATTTAATCCTTGCTACTTTTGCTTTTCTAAGTACGGCTTCGTATTGCTCTTTGGCTGCATCATCCAACTTACGCAAAGGCAAATTTTGATAGTAAGACCATTTATCCCGATAAGCCTGTTGCTCTGAAGGCGGGACCCAGCCATTCATGCGCCAGCGAATAGTGACATCGGTTCCTGCGGGTGTCCAAATATGCTCGTTCATTTTGCTTCTCCTTTTTCGGTTTGAAAATAATCTTTTACTTCAATGCAGCTCATGACGGTTTTTGTATATACAGAGGTCAATCCCTGTTTGGTATACATTACTCCGTCTTTGCAGACAACCGAAGGGTAGGTAATGCAACCCGTCAGAAGCACTGGCAAAACAAAAAATAAAATCCTCATGTCAATTCCTAAAATATTTCGGTTAGGTCAACGTACTTGAACAACTCAATCGGCACGTCATAAAAATACTCATTTCGCTTGACTGCTCGGTTCGGAACTTCAATTAAAGGGCTGCTGATTACATCGTCTGCCGTACACCAATAAGCATTTTTAAAGTCCCGAGTCGTGACAAACATCAACGTGCCGGGATTGCTAAAAAGCTTTTCTTTGCGTTGGGCTATATGAATGCTTTCGTAAGGGCAATGAAGCGTCCCCCAGTCTCTTGTCTCCACCTCAATGTATCCACAAATCTGATCTTTTCTATATACGATCAAATCAACTGCATATTTATCGGGATTTTCTATGCACTTCAGACCCCACTTCATTGAAACCCATTCAGTCACAGCAGCTCGTGCTGGCGGGTCGCATAGGTCATGCAGCTCCTGATTGAACTTCTTATATTCCATAAGCGAACATGGCTCCAAGAATCGCACCCAAAATAGCAGCCCCTAGGTACTCAACCCATGCTGGAATTTTTTTGTCCAACAAGTCACCCTGATACAAACGTTGGTCTCGATAGCCTCTCATTTCAATTCCCCCTCATTGCTTCTAAATTGTTGACATACTCTAATGCTTGATCTGCGCTGCTGAATTGATATTCAGATCCAACTGGATACTCATTGCCGTCACTACGGACAGCCATCCAAGCCCCCGGCACAGTGGCACGAATTCTTGCGTTGTAACGTTCAGGCTGGAGGTAGATTTCTACGATATTCATTTTGGTTCCTTTCGTGGGTTCAAAAATTATCTTGCTACGTTTGCTACTAAGTTACCATCCATAATTTCACCAAGAATCAATTTGGCACGATTCAGGGTCTGCCGAGCACGTTCTACTGCACCCATTTCCATTTCCTCTTGGGCATCACTCATCAAACCAGCGACAACCATATTGGCTCCGCTTAACTGGTAAGTAATGCAGCCTTGGATTTGGGCGATAAATTCGGCACTGTTGCAGCCGTAACATTGGAGGTCAAAGTCTTGGTTCATTTCGATTTCCTTTCGTGAAAAAATCAAACTACATAAGCAGTATTACATAGGAGTATTACAGGGTCAACATTTATTTTTAGGTTTGTTGTAAAAACCCCGAAGGGCTTTTACTTAATAAGATAAATAAGCGCAACCACCATCAACCCAACGAGCTTCAGCTTCAGCCATTTGCTCGTTAGCCTCATCATCTAAACGATCCAGCTCTGCTGCTTCCTCTGCTGATAAACCTTCATAAATATCTAACATTTCAATTCCTTTCGTGTAGCCCCCGAAGGGGCTGGGATTAATTTTTGCAGTTGCCTTGAATCAAAGAAAATCTTGCTGTTGCTCTAGCGTGTCCGTTTGCTGTACCACGACAACTGCAATGGATCATTAAATTTTTTGTGCCGTCTGAGTAATACATCATTGAAGCTCTATGGTTTTTTGTGCCACTGCGACCTATTGTCACTGAACCAATCACTTGTCTTTCGAGAACTCTTTCCATTTTGATTTCCTTTCGTTATTCACAACCTACACCTTAATAATATACCTATTAAGCATATCGTCAAGGGGTTTTAACCACTTTTTGAAAATATTTTTTTGGTGTTGTTTTTGAGCAAAAGGGTGGGGGTGTCAAACCACGAAAGGATCCAGCATTGCGCTGAGCAGTAGATTTTAGGGATACCAGCCCTGAATGACACCCCCATAAGGGTTTGGCAACCACCTTCGCTGCAAAGCTAAGGTAGTGCCATTATAAGGCGGGACTACTCGCTGCGTCTGCTTGCGTCATTTCAGACCATTTCAAGTCAGCATCCGCTTTTGTCCCAGTGAAACTAAACTCCGCAACCGCAAATCATTTTGCCACCGCCACCGGGTACACAACGATACGGAGCGTATACAGGGCATGAAGCTGCTGCTGCAAACGATACTGTCAACAATACTACGGCAAGTGCTTTTTTCATACAATTTTCCTTTTTAAAATGGGATGTCATCATCCATATCACCTAGACCACTACTAGCCCCTTGAGACTGAGGCTGACCACTTGAGCCACTTTCACTTGGCTTTCCTCCGAGCATCTTCATGGACTCAGCCACGATTTCAGTCGAATACTTTTCAATGCCGTTAGCATCGGTAAATTTACGAGTGCGAAGCTTTCCCTCGATATAGCATTGGGAACCCTTTTTAAGGTACTGCCCAGCGATCTCAGCCAGCTTTCCAAAGAATGCGATCCTATGCCATTCCGTAGCTTCTTTTTGCTCTCCTGATTGCTTGTCTTTGTATTTGTCAGTGGTAGCCAGCGACAAGTTGGTCACTGCGTCTCCGCTTGGCATATAGCGAGTTTCAGGGTCACGACCTACATTGCCGATCAGGATTACTTTGTTTACTGAAGCCATTTAATTTCCTTCCGAAGATTGGATAAGTTGTTGGGATATTTTCATAAGTTCCGCAGAGACTATCCCCATGATCTCCTCGGTCTTTTCTTTGTCCAGCTTGACTCTGATTTCAAGAGCGTCCCCGGCAAAGGTTACGCTGCCTGATAGAAACCCTTCCGGGTTCCTGCTGAGATAAACGCTTTCAAGCTTCATATCAGCTCCTTATTTGATTGACAAAGACTGTCCAGCAGTCAGCTTAGCACCTTCAACAATCACCCCAGCCTTCAGATCTTCCTTGAGGCGATTCTTATTCAAGGTCGGAGCAGGTGGCTCAGGAATGTCGAAATACTCATCGGGGATCATGTCTTGATTGAGCACTTCAACTGCTGGAGGATTCTTGCGAACACTCAAAACAAAGTAAGGACAATCAATTTTTGTAATGCCAGTGCGGTTCATGTTGTCTAGTAAATACTGACGAATGCGATCCGCTTTAGCTTCAAGAGCTTTTCTACGCTCTGCCATTGCTTTTTCAGCATTCTTGATAGCTTCCGCAGAAGCCTCAAGATTACGAACAAACATAGCAACGTTAGTCGCTTTGACTTCAAGGTCCCCGGAGAGACCCTCCAGCGTATCGGCAAAGGTTTGCTCATCGATTTCCATTTCCTGCAGCTTTTGCAAGTCTGCAAGGTATTGGTCGGCAATGTTGTAAAGAGTAAGGTTTGTCATTATGCAATCCCCAATTCTGCTTTTTTAGCGTCTTTTGTCGTGGTGAACTTTTTGATAGCTTCTTGGTCTCCTTGACCTTGAGCTACTCGATAGGCTGCTTTGTAGGCTGCCGTCAGTTCGGTCTCGTCTGCTGCTGCGTCAATCGTTGCCAAGAAGTCAGCAACTTGGTTTTCAGTCAATGGAGACTTTTTGATAGTAGCTGGAACTTGGACTGCAGATCGATTAAGTGAAGCAATTTCATTGGTGTGAGCATCTGCATCATTGTCACCCTCAGTAGGGATGGCGAATGCTTGGAGAGCTGCGTATTTGTACGCTGCAGACATGGCTTTATTGGTAGCCTTGTCGGATGTATCCATTGCTTCACCAAACGTCTTGACGGTATGTTTGCTGCCGTCCTCGGCACAAACAAAGTCAAACTCGACCTCAACAGTAACGTAAAAGATTGCCCCGCCAGCTTTAGTCTGACGCTCTACGCATTCACGAGTCAGTACCCGAGGCAATATGCAAAGACCATGCTCAGCCAACAACGGGCTAATGGTGTTGAAAATATCGTCAATGCCCCGGAACTTGTAAGTAGCCCCTTGTTGATTGGTGCGACTTTTGGTAATGCCGATCTTGGCTAGTTCGGCTTGAACCTTGTTGATTGCTTGATAAACTTTCATGATTTCCCTTTCGTGGATTAATCTAAATAACCTGAAGCAAGATTTGCCTCAGCGTGGCTATTGGCATAGCCCTCCATGTAATCGTAAGCCATACAAAACAACTTACGACCTAGAGCCTCATAGTCGATCTCAGGCTGTTGCAAGATCAACTCAACTGCTTCCCGATCCTTGTCATTCGCTTCGCTAATACCTTCAGCAAAGTTGGAATACTTCTTGGGATCGTACTCATCTTTCATAAGCTCGGACACTCGATCATCAATGCGATCAGAGTCATCATTGTCTTCGGGCTCGTAATACCGATTATTGTTTACCATTGTCTTATCCTTTCGTGAGATAAATTTGTTGCTACAGTTCCTATCATATATGATAATCCACACCTATGCCAACTTTCCCAAAAAATATTTTTCTAGTGTTGCCTTTACCACCAACAATCAACTCCTACTGGGGTTTTTCAGGGCATAGGCGTTTCCTCACCCTAGGAGCTAGAGAGTTTAAGACGGCAGTAGCTCATGAGGTGAACTTGCAGCCTATCCGTTTTGGAGACGCAAAACTGGAAATGACGGTCACGATCAATTTTCGAGACAAGCGAAAGGCTGACATTTCAAACCGGATCAAGGCACTGGAGGACGCTTTAGTCCAAGCCGGGCTTATGGATGATGACTCGCAGATCAAGGTGCTGCACGTTTACGAGGGTCCGATTGTCAAAGGTGGACGCTGTACCGTAAAAATAAATGTATTACCGTTTTAAATTTAGAGTATGATAGGAAGCTTAGAAATTGCATCCACGAAAGGAGCCCCATGAACTTCTACCCGTTTCACATAGGCGATTACATATCGCATACAAGTCATTTAAGCGATGCTGAAGACCTTGCCTATCGAAGGATGATGGATTTGTATTACCAAGGCGAGGAGCCCTTCACAAGCGTTTTATTGGTCGCTAGGAAGGTCAAATCTACCGTTGACATTGTGGAGGCTTTGCTTGAGGAATTCTTCGTAAAACAGGAAGACGGCTGGCATAATGAGAGAGCCGATAAGGAAATTGCGAAGTATCGGTCTAAAGCGAATTCCGCACGAAAAGCGAATCACATCCGTTGGGAATCCAAATCAGATCTGAAATCAGATCTGAAATCAGATCTGAAATCAGATAAGGAATCAGAACTGAAATCAGATCAGGTTTCAGATACGTTTCAGATCCTAACCAAGAACCAAGAACCAAGA